CAATATGATATGGTAGTTCACTTTGATGCTGATTCAATGGTTGTAGGAAAATTAGATGAATTATTAGATGAATCAAATCTAGAGTTCGATATTATAGGAGTTAGGAATAATAATGATTTTAATAAAGCAGGCAAAGATAATCCTATTACAAATCTAGGTTTAGATACTCAAAAATATCTTAATGCTGGGTTGGTAGCTGTTACTAATAAAGCTTTTATAGAACAATGGATGTTAAAGAACATTGAATTTGGAAACCAAATGCCGTTCCAAGAACAAACTGTTTTAAATCTTATGACTAATGATTGGAAAACAAAAATAATAGATCCAATGGAATCTAATGTTTATTATGGTATATCTAATTTATATGGAGGTAATACACATTGGGATAGTTGGATGGATATTCAATTAGTAGAAAATGAATTAATTCTTAATAATAAAAAAGTTAAAGTATTACATCATGGTGGTGGGCATGGAGCAACTAAATTAGATTTTAATTTATTTAATGAGGAAGTAAAACAACATTTAAGTAAAATTTATGAAAGTAATAATTAACCAACCTTTTGGTATTGGAGATGTTTTATTTTTATCCCCATTAGTTGCTCAATTAGAGGTTGAACATATTGTTTGGCCAGTTTTTGATCATTATTACTGGGTAAAAGATTATATAAACCTAAATAATTTAACATTTATTAAGTCTTCTGAGTTTGATTTATCAAATTATGAAGATTATGTTGAGGTACCTTTACAGCATGCTCACTCTATAGTCCCCCAAGCAAAAGATTGTATGGAAGCTAAGTATATGCTTTTAGAAGCTGATCCTGAATTATGGAGAACATTAAGTTTTAATCGAAACCTAGAAAAAGAAAACCAATTAAAACAACTCCTTAATATCAACCCAGATGATAAATTTATATTTATTAATAATAATTTTGCAGGACCAGAATATAATTACAAAATAGATATTAATCATCAAACAAATTTAAAAATTATTTATCAAGACTATATTGATGGGTTTACTCTCCTAGATTGGTGCGGGGTACTAGAGCAAGCAAGTGAAATTCACACGGTGTCAACTGCTATATTTTTTGTAATTGAAGCTTTAAAATTAGAAAAAACTCCATTACATTTATACCCAAGAAAACCATTAGATAAAGATTTATCTCCTATAAAAACATTAATAAGTAATAAATGGATATGTCATGAGTAAAATAAAAGTTTTTTTAAGGCATTGGAATGGTGCTATAAATAGAAAACAAAATGTAAGACCAGATTGGTTTTCATATGAAAAATGTTATAAGTCTGTTAAAGATGCCGATATTGATTTGTATGTTTTATTAGACGGTACTAAAGATAATCATCATTTTCAATTTGATCCCGAAGATAATATTGTTGAATTTACTGGTGGAAGCGATGCTGAAAGTTTATTGTTCTGTTTAAAGTTTATAGAAAAACAACAATTAGACTCTGAGGATATTGTTTACATTGTAGAGGATGATTATTTACATTTAAAAGGATGGGATAAAATACTACAAGAAGCTTTTGATACTTTTAATGTTGATTATGTCACTTTGTACGATCACCCGGACAAATACTTTCTTCAAATGTATGAAAATCTTCAATCTAAAATTCTCCATACCCCCTCTTCTCATTGGAGAACTACCCCATCAACATGTAACACATATTCAGGTAAGTGGAAAACATTTCAAAAACATTGGGATACTCATGTAAAATACTGCCTCCCAGAATCAACACATGATGGATATGATCATACTAAATTTTTAGATTTATGGAACCAAGGATCTAATTTAATATCCTCGATACCTGGCTATTCAACACATTGTGAATTATCTTTTTTAACCCCAACTATAAACTGGAAGTAATATGGATAAAATTAACTACGACCGAAACCAATTCCCATTTAAGGAAAAATTAGAGAACTTATTTCAAGTAGGTAACTTAGAAACTCTAAATGATAGTATCGAAGTATTAAGCAGAGAAAAAGATCAAAGTACAAAGTATCATACACTCTATTACAATTGGGCTCGAACTGAAGAATTTAAGTTAATGTATGAGAAGTTTATATTGAATGTAATCAAACCGCTATATAACGAACAGATTGTGTATCAAGCAATCCCTACATTCAGAGTAGCGTATCCTAATAACATTGCTGTAGGTGAATACCATAAAGATAAGTGGTATAGAGATGCTGACTGGGCTGTCGAAGTAAACGAAGACAACTTCTTCTTACCATTCACAGATGCCTTTGATACAAATACAATTTGGGCTGAATCTCAGGAAGATAAAGGTGATTACTCTCCTATGAATTGTAATTACGGAGAAATAATTCAATGGGATGGGAGTAATCTAACACACGGGAACAAAATCAACACTACAGGGAAAGCTCGTGTAAGTATTGACTTCAGGGTAATGAAATACACAAACTACAAACCAAGTGAACAGGGTTCGATTAATACTAAAACTAAATTCCAAATCGGAGGTTATTATAAAGCAATATGATATCAGTTATTATACCAACATACAAAGCTCCTGAAGCATTAGACCTATGTTTAGAATCTGCTATCAACGGACAACAAAATAAAAATCAACTCATTGTTGTTGTTGATGGATTTTTTGATTTAAATAAGGAGGTATTAGAAAAACATGCTGCACATATTGATATTTTAAATTTAGAACAGAATGTTGGTACTTGCAGAGGTAACAACTTAGGAGCATTTAATGCTAAGTACAATAAAGTACTATTTGTTAATGATGATAATGTATTTCCTAAAGATTGGGATATTAACTTAGAAGAAGTATATAAACCTAATTCAGTTATTTCTCCTAACCAAATAGAACCTTATAACTCTATATTTAAACAATTTATTATAAAGGATTTAGGAAGAGACCCTAAAACGTTTGATCTGCAGAAGTATTGGAATTTTGAAAGCAAATTACTATTCACAGACAAAGTAGATGAAACCGGCTCAACTTTTCCTATCTTAATAGACAAATACGATTTTCTTAAAATTGGAGGATTTGATGAAACATATCCATCCCCTTCCGGCTTTGTTGCAGATTGGGAATTTTTTATGAAATGTGAAATGAATGGGATGAAAATGCTTCGAGCCTATAATAGTAACTTTTACCATTTTGTCTCTGTTACTGCTAAATCAGAAGACCAGAAATCCACATCAAAACAATATGAAGCAGCCTGTCATGAATACTTTAAATATAAATGGGGAGTATACGCCCAACACAACCCTGAAACTAATTCAAAAATGTTAAGTATTTATCATCATGGAACAGAAATTTAAATTAGAATTTCCACTTGATTTAGAGATCAAGTATGATCACCCTCAAGAGCTATTAGAGTTGGCTTCCAAACCAGAATTTATTACATTTATGTTTGAAAATGCGATAGCGGCTGTAAAGCAATCTATTCGTAAAAATAAAAGTGAATGTGTAATGTTTAGTATAGAAAATTATAATGTAAAAGTAGCTATTAAAAAAGAGCACTATAAAACATTTTTAAATAAAGCTATCAAACATTACGAGGCATTAGAAGAATATGCTACATGTAAAGAGTTAGTAACCCTAAAATCAAGACTATGACCATATACTGCTATTACTATATTAAGGGTGACCTTAACCAAGAAAAGTTAGGTAAATTATTAACTAGTTCTCGTTTGGAGGCTGCTAAGCATTTTGCTGCTAAAAAGCAACTTCCACTTAAAACATTCCTTTCAATCTGGGCTATAAATAAGAAAAAAGTATTTTAATGGATCCTAAAAAAGATTTTAAAAAATTCTTTCAAAAACTATTTGACACCCCAGTTGATATACAGGGTGAAATTCTTACATCTGAGGAATTAACTAGAAAAAATTTTATTATTTTTGTAGACAACTATAGAAAAGCAGTTATCCGCTCTCAGGAAATGCAAGAAAAATTTGGTTTAGATCTTTGGAGTTGGGAAGATTTATTTGCTAAATCGCTTGAAGGAATTATCTACTACACATTTGAAGAAGAAGTTGCTGATGTAATTTTATGGTATATCTACGAACATTATCTAGCTGAAGATCCAGAAGATAAAATTATCAATTTTGGAGAAGAACAATTTATGATAGAAACTTCTGAAGATCTTTACGATTTAATTTGTCTGGTCGAAGAATAGTTCGTATATTTACCCCTAAAGGTTATATGTATGATACAAAATGAAATTATGGTAGTAGAATGTCTCTTGTGTGGTGAATCAATTCATCCCAAACGTCTTGAAATATTACCCAACACTAAACACTGTGTAAGCTGTTCAGATGTCGGTCGTAAACGCGGAGTAACCGTACAACGTGGGGAGGGTGACCACTCATATACTGATGTTGTAATCATGGAAGAGAAACAATTCATCCAATTTATTATTAAGGATAAATCCAAAAATGGTGCTAGTAAATCCGAATTCCAAAATTTTGATGAGGATGAAACCACACCAAATATTAGCAATTCGGGTAAGATAGATATAGGGTAATGCCAAAACCTAAGCCTATTACTAAGGAGCAAATTGTTGGTGCTATGGGGGTTACTAAAAGTAACCGTTCAGCAGCCCGCTATTTGAACTGTAGTTATATTCACTATAAAAAATGGGCTAAACTCTATGATGCCACTAAACCCGGTTATGCTAATCTATTTGAACAGCATTTAAACCAAGCTGGTAGAGGTATTAAAAAGTGGATTGGTAACCACGGTAAAACTCCCCCACTACAGGACTTAATTAATGGACTAATCCCAGTAACTAGCTTTTCACCAACTAAGATTAAAAAACGTCTATTTGAGGAAGGTTATTTAAAAGAAGAATGTGGTTTATGTGGATTCAATGAACGGAGAGTATCAGATTATAAAATCCCCTTATTGCTCCATTTTAAAGATAAAGACCCAAAAAATTATAGATTAAATAATTTAGAGGTACTTTGTTATAATCACTATTTTCTTATGGTTAGTGATGTATTTAACGCTGCTGATGTTGCTCAAATTGAGGATTCAGTACCCAAATTCAATACCTCAGAGGCCCTTGAATGGGAATTAGACGATTATCAACTTGAACGATTAAAAGCATTGGGTTTACACAATACACCTGAAGTGGATGATGGTTCAGAATTTGTTTCTAGATTATGAAATCTAAAAAACACGAAAAAATAGTCAAAGACTATAAAAATGTCAAAGCAAAACATCTTGAAAAACTAGCTGACAAGATGTTAGAGAATGACGAAAAATTCAATAAACTTAAAGAGAAAAAAAGCACAGGAAAATTTCTTGACTTATTTTAATTAGTTATGTTTTATACTTTCAATCGCAAAAACCTAGAATTCAAACGATTCGGTTTCAAACAATATTCAATCGTAATATTTGTTTTATTTTTAACTTATACTGCGGGTCGTTTTATCCAAGTAAATCATCTTACTCTATATGA